CCAAGGACAAAAAGGATCACCCATCTAAACCACTCGGATTTATTGATTATTTTTCCTCTCATAGAAAAAATCCGGAGTTTACTAAAACATTCTCAGAAAACCTAAAGAGATTAAGAGACGATCTTCGACCAAAAACAAATAAAGAGATAGCTTATCTTAAGGCTAATCCAGGAGTATTAAAGGATTACGAGAATAACTATAATAACAGAAATAAAAGCAAATAAAATGCCAGCAAGAAGCACAGCACAGCAGAGATTAATGGGTCAGGCATACGCTATAAAAATAGGAGCAATGGAACCTGAAGATTTAAATCCTAGATACCGAGCAGAGATTTTAAAGATTGCTAAAGGTATGACTAAAGATGAGCTTAAAAAATACGCTGAAACTAGACAAAAAGGGCTTCCCCACTATGTTGACGAGTCGGAAATGAGTACATCATTGGAACCTATTCCATCTGACACCATGCCCAAATTTAATCCACATGGCCCGGGAAAAATAGTTCCATTCCTAGATCCCGATGCTAAACAAAAGAAGAAGGGGAGGGGTAACCTACAAAACCTTAAGGATTATAGAGATTGGATCAATCAGAAATAATTCATGTCTAGATTTCCCTCAAATCCAAAGATAGGGCAGGCCTTCCTTCCAAATCAGACTAATTTATATGTTTGGGGTGGACATCAATGGGTTCCAGGAACGGGAGTTTATGGATCTTTCTATGATATCCAGGACCAAACAGCCTCGGCTAGTACCGCAACCCCTATGATATTCAGGACTACTGATTTTTCTTATGGTGTTTCTATTAAAGCTGACACTAGCGGGAATTTAACAAGAATATCTCCAGAGCACCCAGGAAGATATAATATTCAATTTTCTGCACAATTAGATAGGGTATCCGGATCTGGATTGGTCCAGGTTGACATATGGCTTAGAAAAAATGATGTTGATGTTCCATGGACAGGTACTAAAGTAACTCTTTCCGGTAATTCTAATGCTTCCAAAATTGTTGCTGCTTGGAATTTCTTCGCCCAAACCCAATATGATTCGGACTACTTCCAGCTGATGTGGAGAACGACAGATGTCAACATACATATAATCTCGGAACCTGCAAACTCTGCACAACCCAATCCCGCAGCGTATCCTGGTATTCCTTCGATCATTCTCACCGTAAATCAAGTAGGATTCTAAGAATATATAGATTGTGAAACACGTTGTAAACTTTGAGGAATACGATCCAGCTGACGAGTATAAATTAGATTCTCGTAGATCGATTAATTTGGATAGAATAAGAAAATCCAGAGAATATAAAAGGATCATAGATCTTGGTTTTGAAGAGGAGACATCACATCAGCAGGATCTAAATAACACCATGAAGTTTATTAGAACCGAGAACAAGCAAAGAGAGAAAGGACATGGTGATGTTTTTTATACAATACACCCGACCGGAACAGTTAGAAGATATAACCCTATAAGATCTAAAGAGACACCAGAGGGAAGCGGAAATGATATCAAGAAATTCATCGAACCGTTTAAGAGCATAGCAGATTACAAAAAAGGTTTGAACTATCTCTGGCAATATCTTAAGAGAAAAGAAGATAGAGGAGATTATAGATAATAAATATGTGTGATTGTGGAGGATATAGCGTTACTGAACCTCTAAATCCCAGAAGGGGAGCAAAGGAGGTTAGCCAAATAGACAACAAGTGGATTCTGGATAATCTAAACAGGAAACTTTTGGTTCAAGGTCCCATCTACGATATATACAATGATATTATAGGTTACATAACAAAGAATGAGGATGGTAACACGGTTAGAATCTTCACCCATAATATCAAACAAATATTAGATTAAACTTATGTTTTATCCAACAGGAAATACAACCAAAGGAAGATGCCTAGTCTGCATGGAGGACGAGAAACCAGAAATTGCAGAAGCACTAAACGAGTGCAACGAATCTTGCGTGACCGAGTGCATGGGAAAATGGTTAGAAGAGAAAAACTACTGCGTTGAAAAATGGCAGCTTAAGGAGTATCTTAAAGAAATGGGATGCAACGAGGATAAGATCATGGAGGATATGGGTGCTGCTCCAGCTCCTACCGCTGCTCCAGCCCCAGGACTTGCAACATTAGGTAATGTCCCAGGTATGGGTAATCCAACTCCTCCTTCCAATGATGGAACTAATGCTGGTTTTTATGATTCAAGCAAAACAGGAAGCGGTGATAAATTTACCACATTAACTGCAGGGACTGCAGCTGCTAAGAAGAAAGGCAAAAAGGGTAAGAATCTTATATCTTATATGGATTTTATAAGGAATAGAAAAAAATAAATCAGGGTGTCATTTTGACAATTCAATTTATAAAAAACACGGGGAAAGAAGACATTTAGTCTTCTTTTTTTGTGTGGAACTGTTTTTGTACTAAGATGAATAAAAAATAAAAAATCATGAACACAAAAGAATTTAGAAACATGTTTCCAACAATTTTATCATCTACACTAAACGATTCCATTTTAGATAGCATCATATCTTTAAAATCTGGGGTATCTAAGAACTCATACAAGACGGAGGTAATAGATGGAAACCTTAGAATAGAATTTCCTTTGCCTGGTTTATCTAAGGATGACATCTCGGTTTCTTTTGAAAGCGGTAAGCTTATCCTAGAGGTCAAGAAATCAGGGAATTGGTCGCTGGAGGGTAAGAGCACCTATTTGGTGTCGGAGTCATTCGACCCGGAAGGAGCTTCAGCGGAAATGAAGAATGGTGTTCTTGAGGTAAAAATTCCGGAAAGATCTAAAACTGGATCAAAAAAGATAACGATCATCTAATTTATTAAATTCCGAAATTTTTTAGTTTTTCCGTGATATATAAATGACAATTTTAAAACTAAAATAAAATAATTATCATGGCAAGACCAGTATTAAATTTCGCAGATTTCTTGATCGAGTCTGCAAGAATGATCAACGAGGGATATAGCTTTTCTGAAGCTATGGAATCACTAAACGCATTTACCCAAACTAAGGGAATGAGTCTTTCAAGCGGAAACCAGAAAACTTATGTGAAGGAAGCTCTAGCAAATATTGAATTAATGGCTAAACAAAACTCGGTAAGTCCTGAGACTGTAGTTACTGCTTTAGGTGATGCTTTGGGATCAATAATTTCAGATTCTATTGAAACTAAGAATCTAAAACTTTATTTAGACAATTGTGGAGTAGTTTCCAATAAATTAAAAATTACAGGGGTAACGGCAGGATCTGTAAAATGTGATGCTATACCATCAACTTCAGTGGAAGCTGCTAAGAAAAATGGAAACAAGGTACTTTTAACTGATCTTCTAACATCAATTAATTTAGCTAATGCAGAGGCAAGAAAATCTAAGACTTATGCTAAACAGAAAAAAGCTGGTAAACCTTTCGAACTTAACGTAGATAAGGAAGGTAATCTGATTGATGGAAGTTATGACAAACAGATATTTATAACTAATACATCTGGGTCTACAAAATTCGAATGGAAGCTAAATACATTCTCTAATCCAGTAACACCGGCACAGGATGATTTTTCTTACGGGTCTGATTCTGTTGAACTGAACACCGCCGATAATGGAATAGCTAATGATGTTGGATATGTAAATCTTGTACTCTATTCAGTAGAGAGTATTGCTGATGGTAAAACATCCTATAATGTTACTGACGTTGTGCCTGTAACAATTCCAACTAAAGCACCAGATAGCGAGAAGAAAATTGAGATCACAGACTATAACGGTGCATATTTTTCTCAGGGTAAATATGAATTAACCGAAACTGGTAAAAAAGCAATCTATGCTGCTATCCAGCAAAACTTTACCTCAATCAAAGAAGTAACGATAAATGGTTATGCTTCTAAAGAGGGAACAGTAGAGGTTAACACGCAACTATGTAAAGATAGAGCAGCCGAAGCAGCAAAATTCATTAAAACTTTATCTAAGGATGCAACAGTTACTGCTTCGGAAACTGCAAATATCCAGCCAGCTGATAACACGGACAAAAAGGAAGCTTGGAGAAAAATATCATTAGATATAAAAGGTACATCCGTAATTCCGGGTGATGTTAAAGATGTCATAAAATTCATAAGTCAGGACGATACGATTTATTCAGAAGATTATACTCTTCGTCAGACGATATTCCAGTTTGCTATTGAGATAGACACTGAAGGTTAAAATAATAAAACCCACAAAAAAGGGAATCCTTAAAGATTCCCTTTTTTTTGTGAGAGATTGTTTTTATTCGATGGTGATTACAACGTAGTATGTTTCCCCGATTTTAACCTGTTCTACCCAGAAATTTTTAGGAGTTCCGTATAATTCGAAGTAGTTCCCAAATTCGGGTCTTTGAATTGTTTTAATGGCACTTCCTGAGAAAAAGCTTGCTTCCAAGGAATTAACCAAATCGAAATCTCCATAAAGACGGCTGTTGATGTGGCCTTGTCCTTTAATGAATTCCTGACCCTTTGCGTAATTGATGGCTCCTTCTTTTAGAGATGGATCTAATGTGAAATTAGTTCCGTAGTGGTTTTCCAAAGCAATCTCTACCGAGTCTTGGATCTGTTTCATTTTGTCAGCTGGTTTATTATTACCTGTACCGTTACCTGCAAAAGCAGTGCTGAAGAAAAAAGTAAGAGCGATTACCAATCCTGTTACTTTGCTGAAGATGTTTTTTGTTTTCATAATTTCTATTTTTTTTAATTGATTTACATTTCAAATATAGAACACTAATACGAGGGAAAAAAGAAAAACTGTAATTTTTTTTAAAAAAATCCTCTATACGTGCGTGCGCTTTTATTTTTAATATACGCATCGGTTTATTATCTTTATAATATGGAAATTAAACGAAGAGAGATCCTTATACAGGAAGAGTACATTAGCTCCCCGTGGAAAATGCTTGTTTGTTGCATTCTTCTAAATCAAACTAGCAATAAGCAAGTTAGACCGATTTTAAGCTCCGTATTTGAACTTATTCCAAATCCCATATCTGCATCTGGGGTTGATCTTAAAGTCTTAGCAGAGGTCATAAAAACAACCGGATTTCAGAACATTAAAGCATCCAGAATAAAGAATCTCAGCCAAAAATGGAATGCTGGTTTTTCCGACGTATCAGAGCTCCCGGGAATAGGAAGATATGGGAAAGATTCATGGGAGATATTCGTAAATGGGAGAAGAGACATTTCTCCTACAGACAAGAAGCTTATTAAATATCTAGAAGATACTACTTTTTAGGTTTTGCCTTTTCTCTGAAGGAACCCTTGATGTAATCTGTTACCTCTGACCCAGATCTTGTCTTTTCTTTTAGAAACTTGTTGAAAGCTTCGGATTTCCCCTCTTTATCCAGAAACATATTTACCTCCGCTGCTTCATACATTGCATCAATAACTTCTGGCATTTGCGGATTTGCTGATGTGTAGTTTCTGGAATTTACCTTCACTTCACTGGCCTGACCTGGAACATCAACGCTTCCGGGTGAATCTATCCACTCAAATAGGAAATTGTCGAAATTTTTTAAATTTTTCATCTAATAGTATATATTCACCCGGAACATAAGAAAGATAGATGAATAGAACAAATAAGAAAATCGCTTTTTAAATGATCATAGACATAGAAAATAAGGGAAGTTATCTAAAAGTATCCCACTTTAACGAAGAGGGAGAATTGGCTTTTTTAGAAGTTCCCATTAAGGAGGAGGACAGATTTATTTGGGAGAAGTGCAGTCCTAATGATCCAAAAAGGGACAAAGAATGGACGAATTGGACAGGAGAGGCGGTAAAGAAAACGAAGACCGAGAAATACAATAAGTATAGAATGGCTCAGATACTTATAGATTCTCCCGAAGAATTGACCAAACCCCTTTGGGAGTACCAGACCCCTAGAAAATACTTTGTCGATATCGAGGTTGAGATAACGGAGGATATGGCAGCAGCTTTAGATACAGAGAATGCAAGAAATCGGGTTCTTTCTATAGGGATTGCTACAGACAAGAATAAGATAATAGTTCTTGGTCTTGATCCGCTAACACCAGAACAGCAAGCTAGTATCTACAAGAAGATAAATTCATACTTTGAAAGAACCGGTGACGAATGGTCGTTTAAATACAAACAGTTTCCATCAGAGTATGATATGCTCTACACATTTTTTAGAGAGCTTGGTCCTCGTATGCCAGTAATAACCGGTTGGAACTGGTTAGGGTATGACTGGCCTTATTTATTAAATAGAGCTAAAAGAATAGGAGTTGACCCTAAGATGATTTCCCCTGGAAATTATCTGATAGGGAAAGCACAGTTACCTATGCACTTACTCATGGTCGATTACCTTGAGATCTATAAAAAATGGGACAGAGTTATTAAGATTAAGGAAAGTAATAGATTAGATTATGTTGCCGATAAGGCTGTTGGATTCAAAAAGATAGAATACAATGGAACTCTTAGAGATCTATACCAATCGAATTTTGAGGACTTTATTTATTATAACGCAGTTGACTGTGCGTTGGTTCATTATATTGACACCAAGCTTAAAACCATGCAAACTTTCTTTAAGATCGCAATGATCTCGGGAGTGGAAATAAACCGTGCTCTTTCCCCTGTATGGTCTACCGAAATTATGATGCTTAGAAAATTCTTGGATCGGAAGCAAGTTTTTACCGACGAAAGGAAGGAAGAAGTACACGTTAAATTTGCGGGAGGTTACGTAAAGGAACCAACCAAAGGATTACATGAATGGATAGCTTGTTATGACTTTGCTTCTCTTTATCCAAACACCATGGTTCAATGGGGAATCTCTCCAGAAGTTTACAAGGGAAAGAATCCAGCAAATCCAAAAGAAACCTGGTCTAAAACAGCATCTGGAGCATATTTTGGCGGTGAAGACGAGAACCCGATATTAAGAACAATCATTAAAGATCTTTATTCCAGAAGGAGGAAAACTAAAGACCGAATGCTAGAGCTACAGATCGAAATTGACAAGCTAGAAAAGTTATTAGAAAAAGAAAAAAATTAACGCTCTAAAGCCTCCGATCTCCAGGGTCTTTTGATATATAAAAAACCCGGTGGATTTAGGCCTAGACACAAACCTAGTCAAAAATCACAATTATGGCAAATATAGACAACCAATGTAAAGATCTTCTCGTTGAGAATGACTACGTAACGTCCACACACCACCTGGAGAAGTTGATGTCCCTTCAGAAAAACACCCAAGAGAGGGTTTATGGTTACAAGTTTGATGACCTTACCCTCGGAGAAATTAAAGACTTTTGGCTTTGGAACACCAGAGCTATCGAAGACGAAATATCGGAGGCATATGATGCCTTAGGTGGAGTATCTAACAATGGCGAGACATCTATAGGCAACGCAGTATGGAAACCATGGAAAAGCAACCATAAGAAGGCTTATGAAATGAAAATATCGGATTTATCCGATGACGATGTAAAAGAATTAAAAATGGAGTTAGTAGACATTCAACATTTCATATTCAACATGATGGCTTCCGTTGGCATGACCGCTGAGGAGCTTTATAATTATTACCTCTCCAAAAACAAGGAGAACATCAGAAGACAAGAAAACAATTATTAATTAAAATTAAAAGTTAACTATGGAGGAATTATATTCTTTACCTGAGCCTATTTTACAGGAAAACAAAAATCGTTTCGTTTTATTTCCTATCGAACATCATGACATCTGGGAAATGTATAAGAAACAACAGGCTTGCATCTGGACTGCAGAAGAGATCGATTTAGCTCAGGATTTGAATGACTGGAGAAATAAGTTAACTGACGATGAGAGATACTTCATCAAAAATGTTTTAGCCTTCTTTGCTGCTTCTGATGGTATAGTAAATGAAAACCTAGCTGAGAATTTTGTTTCCGAAGTTCAATACACCGAGGCTAAGTTTTTCTATGGATTCCAAATTATGATGGAAAACATACATTCGGAAACATACTCATTACTCATAGATACGTACATCAATGACCAGGAGGAGAAAGCCAGATTATTCAATGCTATAGAAACAATTCCCGCGGTGAGAAAAAAAGCGGAATGGGCTCTTAAATGGGTAGATTCACCAAACTTCCAAGAAAGATTAGTTGCTTTTGCTGCTGTGGAGGGTATATTTTTTAGTGGATCTTTCTGTTCTATTTTCTGGCTTAAAAAGAGAGGACTTATGCCTGGTCTTTCGTTCTCCAACGAGCTAATTTCAAGAGACGAAGGTATGCACTGCGATTTTGCAGTTATGCTACACAACAATCATCTTGTAAATAAAGTTAGCGAAGCTAGAATCCGTGAAATCATAATAAGTGCTCTTGAGATAGAGAAGGAATTTATTATCGAGTCTTTGCCTATTAGATTGATTGGGATGAATTCGGAGTTAATGAAGCAGTATCTGGAATTCGTTGCAGACAGACTCTTAGTTGATCTAGGATGTTCTAAAATGTACAACTCTGAAAATCCATTTGATTTCATGATGAATATTTCACTTCAGGGAAAGACTAATTTCTTCGAGAAAAGAGTTGGTGAATATCAAAAAGCTGGTGTAATGAACAAGTCAGAGGACGCTTTCGATTTCGATGCTGAATTTTAAAAATAATAATCTAAATTAAATGTTTGTAATAAAAAGAGACGGTTCTAAGGAACCCGTTAGGTTTGAAAAAGTTTCTAATAGAATTAAAAAAATGACTTATGGTCTAAATCCTGATCATATTGATTCTTTAGAGATTGCGCAAAAAGTTATTGCCGGAATCTACGATGGAATTTCTACACAGGAGTTAGACAATCTTGCAGCTGAAACTGCAGCATCGCTTATCCCAAATCACCCAGATTATTCAATATTAGCTTCAAGAATAGCAGTTTCTAGATTGCATAAGACAACTAAGAAGAAGTTTTCTGAAACGATAGAAGATCTTTATAGCTATATAGATCCTGAAACTAATACTCCAGCAGGTCTTATTAACGACGAGACATATAAGGTCGTTATGAAGAATAAACAGAAACTGGATGGAGCCATCATACACGAGAGGGACTTTAATTTCGAATATTTTGGATTCAAAACATTGGAGAAGAGTTATCTTTTAAAGACATATGGGGAGACAACGGAAACTCCTCAGCATATGTACATGCGAGTAGCAGTTGGTATATGGGGAGATAATCTGAAGAATGTAATTAAAACATACGAGTTACTTTCTAATCATTTAATGACCCACGCAACGCCAACATTATTTAATGCTGGAACAAAAAAACCACAGCTATCTTCTTGTTTTCTTTTAATGATGTCGGATGATTCTATTCCCGGAATCTATAAGACGTTATCCGATGTTGCTGTTATCTCTCAGAATGCCGGAGGTATAGGACTTGCTATTCATAACGTTAGAAGTACGGGTTCTTATATTAAAGGAACAAACGGAACTTCCAATGGAATTGTTCCTATGCTAAAAGTTTTCAACGAAACTGCAAGATATGTAGATCAAGGTGGAGGCAAAAGAAAAGGATCTTTTGCTATTTATGTAGAACCATGGCATGCTGACATTGAGTCTTTTCTAGATCTTAGAAAGAATACAGGGAAAGAAGAACTTAGAGCAAGAGATTTATTTTTGGCTTTATGGACCCCTGACTTATTTATGAAGAGGGTTAAAGAGAGCGGAGAATGGTCATTATTTTCTCCTTCTGATGTTCCTGGGCTTTGGGAATTATACGGAGAGGATTTCGAGAAAGCTTATATCGATGCTGAACTTTCAGGAAAGGCTAGAAAGACAATAAAAGCCAGGGATTTATGGACAAAAATTATTGATTCACAAATCGAGACCGGAACTCCATATATGCTTTATAAGGATGCTGCTAACAAAAAATCAAATCAGCAAAATCTTGGTACAATAAAAAGTTCTAATCTTTGTACGGAGATCTTAGAATATACTTCTAAGGACGAGCAAGCTGTTTGTAACCTTGCATCTATCCCGGTAAATAAATTCTTAAAATCTACAGACAATAGGACTTCAAAGATAGCCAGAGGAAAATGTGAGGTTGATCATAAAGCCTTATATGATGTAGCTTACCAAACAGCTATCAACCTAAATAAGGTTATTGACGTTAACTATTACCCGACAAAAGAAACTGAGAGATCTAACATGAGACACCGTCCAATCGGTATCGGTATACAAGGTCTAGCAGATCTTTTTGCAATTATGGGTATTCCTTTTACTTGTTTAGAGGCTAAGAAAATAAACGAGGAAGTATTTGAGACAATTTACTTTGCGTCAATGTCCGCTTCAATGGACTTAGCTAGAAGAGACGGAAAATATGAAACATTTGACGGTTCACCACTTAGCAAAGGAGATTTCCAATTTAACCTTTGGGGATTCAAAGACGAACAACTTTCCGGAAGATGGGATTGGGCTAAATTGAGAAAGGAAGTAATGAAACACGGAGCAAGAAACTCTTTGCTTTTAGCTCCAATGCCAACTGCTTCCACTGCACAAATAATGGGTAACAACGAGGCTTTTGAACCTTTTACATCCAATATCTATACCAGAAGAACACTAAGTGGTGAGTTTATTCTTGTAAATAAACATCTAGTTAGGGATCTTATTTCTTTAGGTCTATGGAGCGATGATATGAAAAACATGATTATCCTACATAAGGGATCGGTTCAGAATATTCCACAAATACCAGAAGCTGTTAGAGAAACATATAAAACTGTATGGGAAATAAAGCAGAAGGATCTAATAGATATGTCTGCTGGAAGAGGCAAATTTATTTGCCAATCACAATCACTAAATCTCTTTATAGAGAATGTTAATGCTGCTAAATTAACTTCGGCACATTTCCATTCTTGGGAATTAGGACTAAAAACAGGAATGTACTACTTAAGGACTAAATCAGCGGTGGATGCAATTGCTGGTTTGGGTATAGACATGGAAAAGGCAAAGAAATCTTTGAAAACAACAGAGGAAAAAATTCCAACTCCAGTAAAAGAAAATACCGAGGAGAAGATAGATATGCTTGGCATGACAAGCGAAGAACTAAGTAAGGCAGCAGAAAATATGATGTCTGATATAGTTTGTAGCTTAGACAATCCTGACGATTGTCTTGCTTGCGGATCATAAAGATTTTTTAAATGGGACAAATAAAATACTTCGAACAATTTTTAAATGAGAGAGAACTTCCCGATAACCAAGGGGAAGTTCTCGTCATTTTAGGGGCACCTGGATCAGGGAAGGGAACACTAGCAAAAGTTCTACAAGATGACTATGGAATCAATCATATATCCACTGGTGATCTAATTAGAAAGTCGGATGACGAGGAGCTTAAAAAAATAATAGCTGGTGGTGATCTTGTACCTGACTCAATGATAGTTAAAATGCTCGTTTCCGAACTAAAGAATATAGACCCTTTAGAGGGTGTTATTTTTGATGGATTCCCAAGGACAATTAAACAAGCTAAAAAGCTTGATTCTATTCTTGGCAAGATGGGGCTTGGGTTAAATCACGCGATATTTCTTGATCTTGATGAAAAAATAGCCAAGGAAAGGATAAAAGAAAGAGCAAAGAAAGAGGATAGAAAGGATGATTCCAGCGATGAGGTTATAGAAAACAGATTCAAAGAATATCACAATAAGACATTCCCTTTAGTTGACTTTTATAAGAGAAGTAGAAAACTTCTAAAAATAGATGCTGAGGGGGGAAAGGATAAAGTACTCTCTAAAGTTGTTGAAAAACTGGGACTTACTAAGAAGAAAAAGTAATTCCATAAAATCATATAAATGAGCACCACTAGTGGAGACTTTGTAAATTCCGTAAGGGATATTCTAAATAAGAAAAAGACCGATGATAACCGGAGGAGAATTATCTTAAGGGATATTTTTGATAATCTTGTAAGCTATCTAAAAAATTCAGGAAAAGCTGAGATAAGAAATGTTAAAGATTTCGAGACTAACGAGATGTCTTATCTTCTGAATCTATATCTAGAATCCGATAATATCAACGAGGATTTTTATAATATTCTGAAAAACAATGGGGTTGTTCTGGATAGGCACGAAATCGATTCTAAAAATTCACTCTATGTAGCTAACTTTGGTAAAATAATGCTATCGAATTTAAATTCAGATAGTATTTGTTTTTTAGAATTGAAGATAACAGGCAAATATTTCTTCACATTAAGAATAACTCTAAAGACCGAAGCTGTTAGCTATCGAGTTTATGATACCAATTACTTTTATTTGAAATTATGGGTTTTTGATGGTATTGATTTTTCTAATCACGATATCCAGATAAGAACTCAGGATAGGAGCAAAAAGAAGATGAGGGTAGATCTAAACTCAAACTACTACTTCAATATAATGTTTGATAAGATGGGTGAAGTAGTTGAAACAAATATTTCAAAAAAAAGAGGAGCAAAACTGAATCACTAGGATATAATTATAAACAGATAAACAAAGAATAATGTCAAAGAACAAAATGAAGAAAAAGAGTCCGGTTCCTATGAAGAGCATGATTTCTCCCGTAGCTATGAAAAGTCCTTTATCTAACACAGGAAAACAAACGATTAGCTTGTGTCTTGTTATGATCGTAAAAGACGAGGAAGATACGATGGAGAGATGCTTGAGAGCTGTTGCACCTTATATAGAATACTGGGTAATCGTAGATACTGGATCCGGAGATAAAACCAAAGAGGTTATTAAAGCAACAATGGATGATTTAGGAATCCCTGGTGAATTACACGAAAGACCTTGGGTTAACTTTGAAGTTAATAGGACCGAGAGCTTAAACCTGGCTAAGAATAAATGCGACTACAGATGGATAATCGATGCCGATGATACATTCTTTACTGAATCACCTACAGTAAACCCGTTCGCAGGTTTGGACACCAAGCCAGATTGTTATCAGCTAATGTATAAGCTGAACCAATTACAGTACAACAGAGCACAGATCGTAAAGTCAGATCAAAATTGGGTTTACAAGGGAGTTCTACATGAATATTTATATTTAGACGAGGAAAGAATAGAGGTGATGCAGGTTCCTATCAGGGGATGCTATGTTATGGCTGATATTTCGCCTCTAAAAAGAGCTGGTAGTTTGGAGGAGAAATATTCAAACGATGCTAAGATTCTAGAGGATGCTTTAGTTAAAGAACCAGATAATGAGAGATACATGTTCTATCTCGCTCAAAGCTATAGAGATGCAAATCAACTAGAGAAGGCCATAGAATCATATCAGAAGAGAGTTGATATGAAAGGATGGGAAGAGGAGGTTTATTATTCCATGTATATGATAGCTAAAATTAGCGAAAGAATAGGTAAACCAGATTCAGAGATAATCGATCTATATTCCAGAGCTTGGGAGTACAGACCTGCTAGATTAGAAGCGGTCTTCCACACTATGAGAAAGTTAAGAGACCAGGGAAGACACCTTATATCTTTTGCCTATGGAGACATTGCAATAAAAACTAAGGGTACTGGAGATATACTCTTTATAGAACCAGAAATCTGGCAGTGGAGACTTCTGGATGAGTATTCGCTAGCCGCATATTATATAGGAAATCCTGAAATTTCGTTGGAAAAAACTGGTGCCATTGTAAATGCTCCTTTCTTTAAGGATATCCTACAGGAAGAACAGAAGAGACTTCTTAAGAATATGGATTTCTATAAAAGAGGTGCTGAGGAAAAGATGAAAAAACTAAAACAAATGCAGGCACTACAGCAAATGCAAGGTTTAAAGAATGTATAGTGGATATATACTATAAAAATAGTATAAAATGATACATCTTTTAGAATTTGAATCTTTTTCTAATTTCCTAGTAAAAGAAAATGAGGTAAAGGGAGGAATTCCTATTTATAATGAGACTGTTTTCATGCAGAGCAATAACACTAAGCCTGCTATGATGGTAAAAGCTCCTGAACTCGTTTCTACTCTAACTAGATTATTAGAGGACCAGGAAAAAGGAGATATCGAAAAAATAATCGTTATTGCTGAAATTCCGACACAAGGTAAGAACGCTCCTCAATACGTAAGAGATGACGTTCAGATCGAAAGAGACCGAATGGCTAAAAGAAAATATGCTTTATACGGAAGTAGGGTAGAAAGAGCGGATAGACCGGAAGAAGAGGAATACACTGATGCTATCAATATATTCGTAGATTCAGAATTTATTGTTAAGGGTGTAATTAATAAATTAGGTAAGGACTATATTATAGCAATTCCAGATTCAAAGAGAAGAAAAGCTGAAGCTAGTAAATCAGAAATGGAATACTACACGGTTTATCTAGAGCCTAAACAAGTAGATGAGGTATTTTTTACTCCCTCTAAATAAATCTAAATGAAACATAATCTAGAAGCTCCAATATTAGTATTGGAGCTTTTTTTTATGATATAAGATTAGCTACGAATTAAACCAAAACTGGAAATAAAAATGGCTTCTAACAAGGTAAACAAAACAATTGAGGTATTAACAGACTTTGAACACATTATCAAAAGGCCCACTATGTACGTGGGATCTGTTAAAAGAAGCGAAGAGATAATCCCAATAATAGGAGACGGATTTATAAAATCTGTAACCAAGGAACATTCTATAGGGATGTACAAATTATTCGATGAGGTTTTCGCTAATTCCGTTGATGAAGCTAAGAGAATGCAGACCCCAATGAAGAAGATAACTGTTGAGGTTTCCTCTAAGGAGAATTCAATCTCAATTACCGATACTGGTGACGGATTTACGAATGGATCTACCGTTAACAAAAAAAGCGGGATGAGCAATATAGAAACAGCGGTTTCTATGTTAAGAGCTGGATCTAACTTCGATAATGATAATATAGATGAATCTATCGTTGGTACTAATGGTATGGGGGTTAGCTTGGTTAACGCTCTTTCTTACATGTTCGAAATAGAAACAACAAACAGCAAAGAAACGTATTACCAGATCTGGAATAATTTTAAATCAGCTAAGCCCACTATAAAGACAAAAGCAAAGAGTAAGGCTACTGGGACAAAGGTTGGATTCGTTCCTAACTCCAGTGTTTTCGATAATTCAAAATGGGATTATGCTACTATTCGAACCTATCTCTGTTTAAGAAAAAGAGTTTTAGAAACAGAGGAAAAGACTGCATCACTGAAGATAGAATTTATCTGGGATGGAAAGACCGAAATGATTTCATCAGAATTGAAGCCAGACTGGTCCGCAAAAACTCCCATTGGTGAATTATTGATATGGGAGAAAAAACAAGACTCTGGCTCATTTTCATTTGTTAATAGTGCTTTATGTACGGGGATACACCAAAAGATCGTATACGATAAAATAAACGGTGAATTAGAGGATTCTTTAGGACATCATTTCTATGATACCCTTCTCATATTAAATATGTCCCCTAGAATAGTTAGGTTCGGAGATCAGAACAAGACAAAATTTGTTTCTAAAAGGGAGGAGGTAGAACCAACTATTATAAGAAACTTCGACGGATCATTAAGTAAGTTCTTTAGAAGCGAGACATATAAGAAAATAAAAAAATCGGTTGACGACAGGAAGAAAGAAACAGCCTTAAAGAAGATAAGGAAGGAGAAGAAGTCAATTAGGATAAAGCATTCCAATAAATATTTTCCACCTACTTCAGGAAGAGCGGAGAATCTTTTTATTGTGGAAGGACTCAGTGCGATGGGATCGATTCTTCAGAAAAGAGACCCGAAGAAGGATGGAGTCTATGCACTTAAAGGGAAAATAAAAAATGCTAGAAGCTTATCCGATCTCTCCGATAATAGGGAGATTCTCGAACTGATGCAGATATTAAATCTAGATCCCGCAGATCAATCATTGAATTGTCCATTCGATAAAGTAGTAATAGCTACAGACCAAGATCCGGACGGAGCTCACATTACTTCTCTTTTGATAAATCTTTTCTATATGTGGTTCCCGTGGATGATTAAAGACGGAAGAGTTAGTTTTTTAGAAACACCATTAGTTACTGTTGGTGATAGATCTAAGAGATATTATTATTCATTGGAGGAATTCAAAAAGAATGTATCTAAAAGCGAAAGAGGAGCTATTAGATATCTCAAAGGACTAGGATCTTTATCTTTGGAGGACTGGGATCACGTTATGAAAAACAAGAGGATAATATCTATAAAGGATGACACCAAAGCAAAGACGAATCTAGAAATGGCATTTGGAAAATCTTCTCTGGAAAGGAAAAAGTGGCTAAGCTCAGAGGTTTAATTTTTTATATCCGTGTTATTTAGTTATTTTTATAGTGCATGAGATCGAAAAAATATAGAATTCCAAGGAAGAAGAAAAAGCAAATCCCGGAGGGATTCTATTGTTATACCCAAACGTCGGATTTCAAGAAACTTAAGAATGGGAAATATGGGTACACTATAAAAGAGTGTCCTTTCTATTATCAGAAATCAGAAGGCATTTTTGGTGGTTGGTGTAAACTCATCGGAGGTGAAATAATGGATCAGTGTAAATCATGCGGTGAAAAACTAGGAAAATTTAAATAGATGGGAAGATACGGATATTGTTGTATAAATATGAGTCTTTCTGATAGAAAGATCTCTACTAACAGAGGAATGGTAAAGAAAACATTTCTAGAGAAAGGTATAGCATATGCTTCAGAGCTAGCTTTAAAGAATGTAATAGATCTAAGAGAAATCTTGCAATGGAATTATGACAACGGAATACAGATGTATAGGATGTCCAGTGATATATTTCCTTGGTGCTCCGAATATGAAATAAAGGACCTACCTGATTATGATGCAATCTCGGCCGTTTTAAAAGCATGCGGTTTTTTTGCAATAATGAATGACCAAAGAATAACATTTCATCCCTCACCATACGGAGTTCTAGCTTCCGAACGTCCCGATGTGGTGGAGAAGGCAATAAAGGAACTTTCTCAACATGCGGAGATATTCGATCTGATGGGACTAGACAAAAGCCATAAGTATCCGATCAATATTCACATAAATACAACGAAGCCAACAAAAGAGGATGCAGCAGACAGATTCTGTCGTAATTACGAGGTACTCCCGGATTCAGTAAAGGCTAGACTAGTCTTGGAAGTTGATGATAAGAAATCACAATTTCACGCGGAGGATCTTTACGAGATGGTCCATAAAAGAATTGGTATCCCAGTAACTTTTGATTATCTACATAACAAATGTAACCCATCCTCTCTTAGCGAGCGTGATGCACTGGCATTGTGTGTTAGCACCTGGCCAGAGGGTATTGTTCCGATAACTCATTATTCGGATTCTAGAAAAATCTTCGAGGATTCTTCTGCTAAGGAAGTAGCTCATTCCGATTGGATTTGGGAATCACCCGAAACTTATGGGCTTGAGATCGATATAGAATTTGAAGTTAAAATGAAAGATTTAGCTTTACTTAAATACATAAAAGAAAAGGAACTGCTATATGAAGTCAAAAAATTCTAAAGAGCTTGAAGAATTTGAGCAGAAGGTGAATAACCAGGATATGAATGCGCAGATTAAGTATCGGATAGATCGTTCTCTGGAAGCATCTGTTAAATATGAATATCTAATTGAAACTTACGGCGAGGAAAAAGTTGATGAGTTAGTAAAGGACGTTATCGATTTATATGACGTTGATTTTTATAACTCAGTGAAGAAAAAATTAGAATCGGGAAGTAATGTTTGAGAATAACGACGATGAATTCGGATTAGAAAGAGAGGAAGCCCCAGTTAGACACCCTCAATACGACATTCTAAAAAAACACATAGAGAGATCGGTCCAGGATATGTTTCTTAGTACATTAAGAAACCAGCCAATAGAACTCATTTTTATATTTGAGAATGAAAATCAAATAGATGGGTTTAGTGATAGGGTTTTAAAATATTGGGAGGGACTGGAAAAATATGAGATATGTTCGGAGGTTATTGAGTTATCTAAACAACTAAAAGAAAAATGGAAAAATAGGGATGGTCTGGAAAAAACCGAAGGGTTTGTTAGAATACAGGATATTTTCAGATCAACATTTAAAGCTTAATGATGTCGCAGAAAGACTACTATAACATATTGGGGATAACAAAGAATGCGACAGCGGACGAGATAAAAAAAGCATACAGAAAACTTGCTCATAAACATCACCCCGATAAAGCAGGAAACACCTCAGAGGCAAAGGAAAAATTTCAGGAAATCTCAGAAGCATACGAGACTCTATCCAATCCGGACAAGAAAGCATCATATGATAATCCATTCGCCGGATCAAGACAAAACTGGAACTGGCAGAATACAAACCCTTTCCAAACTGGAGATTTCTCTAGTTTCTTTACTGGTAGGCAAACCGCTAAGGAAACAATGATAAACAGAGGAAGAAATCTTAACGCATATGTTTCAGTTACACTGGAAGAAATGATGACTGGTGCAATCAAGAAGATACGCATAAATCGGAATGTCCAATGTGATCCATGTAAAGGTACAGGAGCAGAAAACGGAGAAACTGTAAACTGCTCTACTTGCGGGGGAATGGGGAGAGTTAATAGAACAGTCCAGCACACTTTCGGAGAAATCGTAATGCAGGAGGACTGCCATACATGTAGAGGAAGCGGTAGCGTTTCCAGAACTAATTGTTCCACCTGCAGGGGAACAGGTCTAATTAGGAAAGAAGAAGAACTAGAAACCTCAATCCCAAAGGGATCGATAAGCGGTGTTTCTTATCTGGTAATAGGAAAGGGAGACTGGGCAAAATCTCCAGCAAACCCCGGAGATTTAATTATAAACGTAGAGGAATATGTACATCCAGTTTACCGAAGGGACGGTATAAACCTTATTCATGACAAGTACCTTTCATTTAAGGATGCTTGTTTAGGAACATCCGTAGACATACCAGATCTAAAGGGATCAACTCTAAGAATAAAAATACCAGCAGGAACTTCTTCTGAAAAGGTATTTAGATTACAGGGTAAAGGAATTCCTGAATTTAATGGAATTGGAAACGGGGACATCCTTGTTAAAACCTATATAAAGATCCCTAAGGATCTAAGTGATGAACAAATGAAAGCACTAGAATTATTTGAATGATGGAATTTATTATCTTAATGTTATTTTTTGGATTCTGTATAACTACCACTGTAGTTAATGGATCCATATTCGAGAAATTTAGAAACTGGACGGGCGTAAAAGTACCACTGCTTTACAAACTAATAACCTGTGTAATGTGTTTTGGTTTTTGGGTAGGCGCGTCTATTTTCTGGACATTGACCTTCATTGGTAAGATTGGACCTATTGGTGAAATGCCAATCTGGTTTAATCTAATCTTTTATCCATTTATCCAAAGCACTCTTGGCGTATTCATGGAGTCAATTATAATATTCTTGAGAAAAGCATAATCATAAAAATGAGTCACATTAATATATCGGATCAAATAAACCGACAGTATCGGACGTACGCACTGTATGTTTTACAAAGTAGAGGAATCCCAAATTTCTATGATGGATTAACTCCAGTCCAGAGATTAATATTAGAAAATTCCCCATCTCGGTTTAATAAAACGATTGGATTAGTCGGGGAAGTAATTAAAACTGGATTATATCACCACGGTGACTCATCTTTAGCTGGAGCGATATCCAAGTTAGCTAGACCTTTTGGTTGTTCATATGGAGTACTAGAAGGGGATGGTTTTTTCGGATCCCCAGTAAATCCCAGTCCTTCGGCTCCCAGATACACGTCAGTAAGAATAAACCAAAGGATTAAGGATATCATTTCAAAAAACTCAGATCTTAATATCAAGAATGAGGAGGGAGGTCATGATTGGATCCATGTAGAATTCCCCGTTGGATTATTAACACATGTCGTTGGTATAGCGGTCGGATATAGAAGTAATATACTTCCAAGAAAGATGGAGGACGTTTTAGAATATCTCCAGGGATCACCTAAATTACTGAAGCCTTACTTTAAGGACTTTTCTGGAAAAATAACCAGATGGATGAACGAGGAAAGTTCATGGTTAATAGAAAGTGGATTTGAGGTTGATAAGAACAAGAAGTTGATTCGTATTTTCGATCTACCGCCAGTTATGAGATATGACAGTTTTATCAATAAGCTAGACGATAAACTGGATAGAATGGGTCACGACTATAGGATCGAAAATAGATCTCAGAGTAAATGTGATCTAATAGTTTCCTTTAGAGGGATGAGCCCGGAAATATTTGAAGAGACGGTTTCTTCAGTTTCTAAATTAACTAAGATTATAGTTAAGGAGGATGTTATTTTTGTTAAGGACGGGAACGTTATGGATTTCCCGTCGGTTAAGGATTATCTGGACCACTTCAAGGCTCACCTAGAGTTGGTTAAGCTAAAGAGAATAATAAAAGACGAGCAGGACTTCTCACGAGAATTGGCTTTCTTAGAAGCTAAGTTGAAGTTTTTAAATTTCATGATAGCGAAGAAAAGGAACAATAATGAGATAGTAGATTTTGTTTCTCAGTTCGAAAATTGGATATCTATTAGACTTCAGAAGATAGAAATAGTTAAGCTAAGTGTTGAACACATAAAGCAAACCGAGGAAGACATAAAGGAGATAAAAAAGAAAATAGCACAACTAAAGAAGGACATAAAGGAGCAGGAGAAAAATTACAAGCAGGTGTGTAAAAATCTGGAAAAGATCTCAAAAACAAAGCAGACTAAAATATCGAATAGTCTTTTTGAGGAAAGCCAAATTAATGGGATAGAAATATTCCAGGTAGAGGAAGAAGAGGAAAAAATCGAAGAAATAGAACAGGAAGATGAAATTTAAAAAAGAAACAGCAGTAAAACTTAGAAAAGATAAAATATGAGACTTAGAATCACAAGTACCGCAAACCTAATTACACTTTTGCGAAGATTGAAAACGGTAGAAAGGAGCGTTATCCTTGAATTAAAAAAGGATGGAATTTTTTGTAAAGTTCATACACCGGATAAGTCGGTAATGAAATATTCTTCCGTTAAATTCGACGATATTCTAGAAGGAGAAATAGATTGGAAAAAAATTAAATGTGATCGTATAAAAATCGGGATAATTGATGTTACCCGTTTAATAGATGCCTTTAAACACTTCAGACCAGAGGAAGAGATCTTTATGGAGATTGAAACTGATAATTTGGAAGGATCTTGTGTTTCTACTGAGGTTAAATTAATTTCTGCTTCACTTAGCATTAGACTAAAATGTGCGGATCTTTCACTACTTTCTTATGTTGAGGATAATATATTAGATCTTGTTCATAGCAGGGAAGATGCTTTATTAAGATTTAAAATCTACCAATCTGACTTCACCACGATTACATCCCTATGTGGATTAGAAACAAACTCCGAGGAGATTTTATGCTTCAATGTGAAGGACACAAATGTTTATGCTATAGGGGATTCATTCAATTATAAGCTGAACATAGGATCTTCCGAGATAATTTTAGAAGACGGTGAGAGTTCACCAAATATCTATAAAAAGGAATTATCTTACATGGAACCAGAAACTTGCGAGGTTTATGTTCATGACAACAGAATGGTTATGGTATCTGAACAATCTTCTACGTCTATAGCTATGGGATTAGTTGAAAAATAAAAATATGACACAGGAAGAAATCCTAGAAATAAAACAAAAAATAGAGAGGCTTACTGAAGTTAAGAACGAACTTAAGAACGAGGAGCAGGCTATTAAATTAACAATGAACTCCATCTATGGAGCGATTGGTAATAACTGGTTTGTGTGTTTCAATCCTGATGTTGCTGAATCTGTAACCCTACAGGGACAGGACCTAATAAAGTATTCGGAGAAGATTCTCCATAAATACTTCCATGAGCACTGGCACCTAGATAAGGAGCTCCATGAAAAATTAGGGCTTACCGCCGTGAAGAAGGTTTCTAGACCCCTGGTTGTTTATGGTGATACTGATTCTAATTACGTGACGTTTCAGGAGGTGGTAGATTCATGTGACTATAAAGGAGACCCAAAGGATTTAATTCTTAAGATAAATGAATATAGACTGAATGATTATCTGAAGAAGTGTTTTGATATCTACTCCAAAAAATGGAATACAGACAATTACCAGGACTTTGAGTTAGAGACACTTTCTTTTAACGCCATATTCTTAGGTAAGAAGAAATATGTTGCTAACCTGGCTTATGATTCAGGTATCCACACAGATCCTCTATCTCAGTTGAAGTTTACTGGAGTTGAGATGATTAAAGGAGGTACACCTCCATTTGTAAGAGAGAAGCTTGTTTATCTAACAAAATTCATTTTCTCAAAAGGTAGAAATTTTAATATCAGGGACTTTGTTAAGGAACTTAAGGATATAAAGAAGGAATTCAAAGTCCAGGAACCTAAAAACATATCAGCATCCGTAAATATTAACAATTACGAGAAATTCATTCTGAATGATACCACCGCTTTCGAAGTGGCAAAGGCTTGTCCAATCCACGTTAGAGCTTCTGGTTATCACAACTACCTTCTAAATTCGTCTAAATATAAGAGTAAATATTCCCTAATAAGAAGCGCTGAGAAGGTTAACTATTACTTTGTTAAAACAAAATCTATAGCTGACAATAATGTCTTTGCATATCCTCAGGGAACATTTCCCTATGAATTTGCTCCGCCTATAGATTATGATGAGCAGTTTACTAAGACTATTTTGGATCCTATAAATAGGTTTATTGAAGTTATGGGGTACAATAAAATAAGTCCTAACTTGTTTATGATTAACGCACTTTTTTAAATAATATGGGATTCCACAGAAGGCATATACCTGATCTAGAACGATTAAAAGAAATAAGAACATCTTGCAATAGCGATGAAGAATTTTTGGAAAAAATCCTGGGTAAGGCGGACGCTATTATCGGTTCTGTCGAGTCTGTCCGTTATATGGATGAAGTTTACGAGAACCACAAAAAAACAGGAGAGCAAAATGATGACGGAGGAAGAGATTAAAGAATATCTCGGGTCGCTTAATTCAATGGCATTTACCCGAAGCGAATATGATGAATACAAGCTTCTGATGATAGAAGAGGCAGAAGAAATTCTATGCAACAAAGAGAAATACATAAATTTCGACGATCTCCCTATAATGACACGTATTTCTAGATTAAATGACCTAATAGACTTCTTTACAATGGAGGAGGAAAAAGAAATAGTTAGAGATCTAAACTTAGTTAAGACATCAATTAAGCTCAGGTTCTATTTTAAGGAGTTCGTATGAAGAAATATCTGATCATAGGATTTTCCTCATTCATTATAGAAGTAGCTAGCACGATGTACATCGCTACGGTAGCTGATCGTTCTGTTTTTATGATATTCTGGGCATTCGTCGGTCCTTTCCTGTCTCTTCCTTTTGTTGGGTATCTAGTAGAGACTAAATGCTGGAGAGAGAGATCGAAATTAGCTCTTTCTTCTGCTATAGGATATACTATAGGAGCTTATATGGTTTATTTATTTGGGATTTAAATCCCAATGAGTAAGTAGTTAATCCTTTACTTTAGATATATAAGAAGCAAAATAATTTAAGATATGCCATCAAATAGAGTTCTCGATTTTTTCTCCTATATTAATGAGGCTAAGGTAGACACCACAAAAATAGTGGTTCTGACCGGTAACGTTAAGGGAAGTAAGACTTCATCGTCTTTTGAGAAAGAGTGTAAGAAAAGAAAAATAGAATGCTATATAGTAGACGTAAACGATGCTATTATAGAGAAAACATACAATGGACACACATTTAAGACGGGGGACAAGGAAATCCAAATAGACCCGAACTCTACTGTAATTGTACCAAGAAGAGGAGTTTTAGAAAACTCATACACTAAGCAGATCCTTTCATATCTGGAGGATTCCAGATATTTTACAGTAAACACTTTGGAATCTATGGAAGTGTGCGAGAATAAGTATTTAACTTCTCAGATATTGGAGGAGAGTGGTTTACCAGTTCCTAAATGTGCTTTAGTTCCCAATGAGGATTTTCTAGATTCCGCTCTAAAACAAATAGGTGGTAAATTCCCAGTAGTTATGAAGCTGCTTGCAGGAACTCAGGGAATAGGAGTTTCTATAGTTGATTCGTACTCTTCATTGAAATCTGTCTACCAAACCATCAGAAAGCTAGATGGAGATAATGAGATTTTAATCCAAGAAAAAATAGATTCCAACTTTGATCTTAGAATTCAAGTTATAATCAAGAAATTCGACCCTTTACAGCCAGATCCTGATAACTGCATTATCCTGGGATCGATGAAAAGACAGGCGGTTAAGAAAGACTTTAGAACCAACTATTCTTTAGGTGGATCTGTTTCGAAATACAACATATCTAAAGAAATAGAAGAAATTGCATGTAAAGCGGCAAATGCAGTAGGTTGCCATTGGTGTGGGGTTGATATTATGATAGATTCTAAAACTAAGAAGCCTTATATACTGGAAGTTAATTCCTCTCCTGGTACGGAAGGAATATCGCAAGCAATCGGAAAGCCTATAGTTGATGACGTTATAAATTATCTTGTTGAAAAGAGCAACTGGTCTTATTCCAATTTAGAAATAGGATACTTAGAAACTATAGAGATACCAGGAATTGGTAATATAGTAGCTAAGTTTGATACCGGAAACGGAGCAAAATCATGCAGTATGCACTGTGATGAGGTTGAAGAGGTTGACGGTAAGCTAAAATGGAAAATCGGTAAGAAGAATTTTGTTAGCGATATCGTGGGATATTCGGATGCCGAAGTAGGTAGGGATATACACACTAGACCAATAATAGAGATGGACATAATGTTCCACGGTGTTCTGGTACCTGCAGTTAAGATTTCTCCAGTCGACAGGACAGAGAAAAGCACACCATTCTTAGCAAATAGAGGATTTATGAGAAGACTTGGTCTAATTGTTAATCCATATAAAGCCTTTGTGGTTTCAGAAGAACCTAAAGGAGGATATCAGGTTGGGGCTTCTAAGGGTAAATCCCACGCAGGAATTAAATTCGAAAAATAACAAAATATAAAATGGAAAACTTAAGAGAGTTTGGTAATCTTAGCGAATCTGCTCAGGATGAAAAAACAGAAAAAATCCAAGTTCTTCTTTCCAAAGAAGATTTAACAGATTTAAGCAGAAAGATCTCTAAAGAGGCTTTAGCTAAGGGTGAAGCACCTGTTTCTATTTCACACTATGTAAGAAAGCTAATCAGAAGAAATCTAGGAAAAACTACCGAAGATTAATAATGAGGCTTATAATAGAGTTTGATGATTATCTGGAGGATGACCTAGAACTAGGTGAGCCAGAGAAGGCAATGATCCGGAACTGGATACAGAAATATGAGAAGTACTTTAATTTCCACAATAGCGGAGAATTTGTAGATTCAATCGAACAGGTAACAAAAGACTGTGTGGAACAGCTCGGTCTAGATAAATCAAAAACAGATGCGGTTCAGGATTACCTAGAAAGTCTCTATACATTAGCGGATGGTCTTTCTGTGGTAATGTCTCCTGGACCAGAATTTCAATACACTAATATAGATCAAGTTCAAAGATTTCAATATTAATTGAAACTTTTTTTAAATCCTATCCTAGAACAATTAAAATAATCGTTTTATGGATCTAGTTTCAGCTTTACAACAATCTAATACAACTACCGAGAATGGAATGGTAACAAATTCTAGCTCTCTTGATAACTGCGTTGATATGTTTTTTAAAATCGGAGCTTTTAGATCTGCGGAAGAAGCTGATGTGATTAGAGTTTTTTCTCTTGCCTTTTCAGAGGATCCGGTTTCCGCTTTAAGAATTCTTTTCTGGGCTAGAGACATCAGAGGTGGTGCTGGAGAGAGAAGAGTTTTTAGAATATGCCTGGAATATCTTTCCAAAGCTAATAGAGAGGCTATAGTTAGGAACATGCCTCTTATCTCTGAATATGGAAGATGGGATGATTTGCTTGTATTTTTCGGTACGGATCTTCAGGACGAGGCAGCAAAGTTAATTAAGGGTGCTCTGGATTCTGAGAATGGTCTTTGTGCTAAATGGATGCCTAGAAAGGGATTTGTTGCTAACGAGCTTAGAAAGTTCATGGGAATGACACCGAAGGATTATCGTAAGACCCTTGTTTCTCTTACTAATGTGGTTGAGCAGAATATGTGTTCCGGTAAATGGGAAGACATTAACTATTCGCAGGTTCCTTCTGTAGCTGCTGCCAGATACCAGAGAGCTTTCTATAAAAGAGACACAGAAAGGTATGCAGAATACATTAGACTCTTATCTCTTCCTGCAGAATCTAGACCGGAAGGAGTAAAGATAAATGCGCAAGCCGTTTATCCATACGATGTTCTAAAATCAATCAGAAAAGGTAACGAAGACGTAGCAACCGCCCAGTGGAACGAACTTCCCGATTATATGGAGGGAAGCTCAGATATGATATTACCTGTAGTGGACGTATCCGGATCTATGACAACCGGGATTTCTAGCGGATCATCTTTAACCTGTATGGATGTTGCAATTTCTCTTGGACTTTACATCTCCGAAAGAAATGTGGGGCCTTTCCAGGATCACTTCATCACATTTAGTGAAAGACCTGAACTCCAAAAACTAAAGGGTAATCTTTACGAGAGATATCACCAATTAGAATCTTCTGAGTGGGGGATGTCTACTAATTTAGAATCGGTGTTTGATTTAGTTTTGCGTCAGGCTATTAAACATAACGTGGGTAAAGAATCGATGCCAACTAAGATATTGATTCTTTCCGATATGGAATTCAACCAGGCCATTCGTGGAGGAGAAAGCGTTTCAGCTATAGAGATGATCAGAGGAAAGTACGAGAAAGCTGGATATGATATGCCATCTATTATATTCTGGAACATTCAGAGTAGGAGTGGAGGAAATAATGTTCCGGTTAGATTCGATGAGTCGGGAACTGCTTTAATCTCCGGATTTTCGCCTTCCATTTTGAAATCGATACTCTCAGGGAATAACATTACTCCTATTGATATTATGCAAGAGACGATAAATTCGGAAAGATATAAAAATATATCATAATCAATGAAACATTATCTTCAGACCAATATATAAAAATAAAATAAGGAATCTTTTCAGCAAAACTAACTTACAATTTATGAATATCGATCAGTCTGGTTCTACGGTTCCAGTCGTAAAAAAAGAGATTCCGTTAACATTAAAGGATTGTTACAGCAAAACATATTCTACGCAACTATAGGAAAGAAAAAGCAATCCTGAAACATTAAAAGTCCGAGTGAAAGCTCGGACTTTTTTTTTCTCCCGAGATTATTCCATATGTTTACCAAGCAAACCAATAAAAATATAAGTTATGGAAGAACAAAAAAGAATTAATTGGAACGAAGCTCGCAACAAGGCTTTAGATTTTTTCAAAGCCTCAATTAAAGTGATTTTCATTCTGGTAGCTATTGCTTCTGGATATGCTATCTCGGAAATACACCATAGGTATTCTGAGAAAAATAGTCAGAAAGAGGGAGCACCGATGGAAACCAGAAATTCATCGGAAATCTCTGTTGCTATTAACGAGAGAAACGAGCTAATGATAATAGATCGTAGAAATGGAGAATATGAGATCTATCAGGATTCTACTGGGATTCAGATATTCAATCTCTATGCAAATAAAATGTATAATGATAACAAATAGAAATCATGAAAAACCGTATTTACATGATCGCTATGAGCGTTCTTTTGCTACCGATATTCTTTCTACTTCTTAGTAGCTCTACGTCTCCTAAAAACGAAGTACCGATATCTTCTCCTAAGACATCTATGAAAGTACCACCTTGTATAGAGATGCACAATTGCATAGAAAAATACTCCGAAATATATCATATCCCCAAAAAATACGCTTATGGTGTAGCCTGGAAGGAAACGAGATATTCTGGTGCATTTCACTGGGAATATGATCCAGGACAGACTAGTTGTGTAGGAGCAGTAGGTCCGATGCAGGTAATGTATTCAACGGCCCAGATGATGTGGAAGAATAAGGAATTTACTAGGGAAGAATTGAGGAATGATATAGAATTCAACGTGGAAACTAGTATGAAGTTACTTAGACATCTACATGACAGATACGGCGATTGGAAAATAGTTTTCGGGTGTTATAACACAGGAAAGCCTATCGTTAACCAGTACGCCATAGATGTTTATAATTTTAACTAAATAAGGGAATAATAATGAAATGCTCGGCTATAAAGGTCGAGCATTTTTTTTTGACAATGAAAGCTGTTTATGTAGATTGGCACCTTCCCAGAAAAATGAAGGGAGTAGAAATACCAGTAAAAAAACACTGGGAAGTGGTTATGATAATTAGAACGACTTATTTCTCTAGGGAAATAAATGGATTCTCTCCGGTTCTTTATTGCGATCAAGCGACATATGATTACTATGAAAGCTTAGATCTGATCAAGCATTTTGATGAGGTTTTTCCAGTTTTGCCTAATGACCCCGAAGAGATAGATTTCGACCCTACAGTTTTTTGGGCAGCTGCAAAATTCTTAGCTATAGAGAAATGCGATTCCCCTTTTATTATGATAGATCTGGATGCAGAGATAAGGTTTAAAATAAATCCGGAAAATCACGAGGCATTCTTTGCACACTATGAAATGGTTCGTGAAGATGATATTAATTTTTATCCTCCACCAGAATTCTTGGATAAGAGTGGTTTTTTAGAATCTCGACATGGAATAGAATGGAGCGATGTAGCAATAAATACATCTATAATATATTTTAAAGATCTTTCACTAGCAAAGGAGTTTGCTACTTCAGCTTTGGAATTCATGAAAAATATAGAGGAGATTGATCTATCCTTCGATTCGGTTTCTTATATCCTATTAGTAGAACAAAGATTAGCTTATGAGCTTTGTAAAATGAGAGGAATAGACGTTGGAACACTAATATCCGGTATTTATATACCTAGAGAGGCAAGAGATGGGAAGGAACCGGAGTTTATTGATTCCGATGTTAATGAAGTATCCGAAAGAGGATTCCTGCATATATGGGGATATAAGAAAGCATTAAATGCTGATCCCCGATTGGAGGAGAAACTCTTAGGAGATCTGATATCATCGAGATTGGAGCTCAAGGAAGATATTATAGGATCGATATCTAAAAATTTCGAGATCTATATGAATAAATAGTGGATGGAAGGAGATAAGGAAATAGAGAAAGATTTTTACAACTATCTTAGGGATTTTGCAGAGTCCAATGGGATAAGTGTTACTAAGGTTATTAAAATGCCAAAGTTAGTAGAAGATCTTAGAAATCTTTATCTCGCTAAAAAAAATACAACTGACTCTTCGAGTAAGAAAGAAGATAAGTGATATGGGCCCGCTTTGGATTTGACAGGCGGAGGTAGTTCTTTGAGATGCAGGCAGTCTTAGATTGGAAAGACTTTAATTACCTATCAAACAATAAACGCAAACGTTTACAATTCTGAGGATATCATGAGTATCCCAACTTCACTTACTCGTTCGGTAGTAACTGAAGAGGTTGAGCTAGCTGTTGCAGCCTAACCAATTGGCGGCAACTGCCAATCATAAAAGAAAGTTGCAAGCTGGCAAGAAAAAAGGTTCGTAGTATTGCCTATTTGACATTGAGTGGAACCTTGAGGATTAGTCCAATACCCATTTAGATCGTCACTATCAATGTCAGTGAAACTTGGCTAATACCTGGGAGTAGACCAGACTGAGCGTTAAGTCTGAAAGAAAAAAGAAACGCACCCAAAGTTTGTTGATGTCAAACAATCAACTAAGCCTGTGAATGAGTCCAATGGACATTCGATCTGGACGAGGGTTCGACCCCCTCCGGGTCCACTAAATTAATCCCATCCTCTACCGGATGGGATTTTTTGTGATATATAGGAATATGAAACACATTAAATTATTTGAAGATTTCATGAATCTAGATAATCTTAAGGGATTACAAATGATTGATGAGGATATTTTTGATTTAATTGGTAAACATCCAAATTACTTTAACAGTTCTTACGTTTCAAAAATAGCTAATAAGTTAGGATATAAACTAAAAATAAATTTAGATTCAGGTAATAATGGTGTTGCCTATATATTAGATGGCGGTAAAGTATTAAAAATAACTACGGATAAAACAGAATTTTTAGTAGCTAATAAATTAAAAGGTAAAAATTTAAAAAGAATAAGTAACATATATGAAACTTACAAAATTAAAGACCAAGGCGTTTATATAATAGTTTTGGAATATTTAGATAGTTTACCAGAAGAATTGTTTGAATTAGTGAAAAATTATAACGGATCCTTTGGTTGGGGGCCAGAATTTGATTGGTTGATAATACAATTGAATGATATTGAAACCGAATTAAAGAATAACGGTATATCAGATCCAAAAGATTTTGATTGGGGGATGAATATGGGATTAAAAAATGGAAATTTAGCGGTATTCGATGTTGGTGATCAAACTATTAATTATGGTGATTATCCAGAATTAGATATTTCAAATTTATAACGCGGGTGGGATTTTTCTTTTAAAATTTTCAACCGAAATTTTGATTAGAACGATGAACGGAACACTTACACATAACTTTTTAATCCCCTCCGGTCCTAGGGCATTTGGGACTCCGTACGGATAAATAGTATTATGAAACACATTAAATTATTTGAAGATTTCATGAATCTAGATAATCTTAAGGGATTACAAATGATAAATGAATACTTAGTAAATGATGTAATAAGGTTTAAGAAATATCTCGAATCCCCAAAATCTTTAAAGAAGAAATCTCTTCCTCATAAATACTACTATCTCTTTGATGATTTTATTTTAGAAACCGGGTATAAATTTAAGGGGTCTAAAGAAATTGATGGAGATAAAATAATATCATGGATAGAGAATAATGATAAGAAAGCCTACGAAGAATTTGCAGAATATCTGTACAATAAGATAGAAGATGAAACCCTCCCGATAGAAAAACGTAAGTATCCTGCTTGGAGGTGGCTTAAATCCCCTGAGATAATTAAAAACCAATGGCTCATACATTTTACTGATTATGCGAAAGAGATCAGTAAAGATGGATTCAAATATGGAGCTAAAAATCTTGATGATCTGGCAGCTACTACAAGATTATCTAAAGCTGATAAAGAGGCAGGAGGATATAATTTTGCATTTTCAATCGATGATTTTCCTAAGTACTATAGCTATTATACTAATTACGGTCTTTTACCAAAATATGGACCTCTTGCTGTGTTATTTAAAGCTTCAGGTATTAGGGTTTGGCATGAAAAGGATCAGGAGTATCAGGTGATTTTTTATGGGAGAGAGGCTACTGATATAATACCTATAGTGTTCGGAGAAAAGAATTGGGCAATATTTGATAAAGATGGAAGAGTATTATTTGAGAATGATGACTTGGATAGGGTTGTTAAATGGGCGATAGATAACTATAATCAATATCGCAAAAAAATTGATTGATAAAAATCAATACTTACAGTTTTATTTGACCCCCTACCAGGAGGATAATGCTAAGCAATTTTTGAAACTTTTTAGATAAATACTAATATAAAAATTAAACAAATTATTATGACACTTACTATTACTACAATTTTATTGGTTGCATTGATCCTTGGATTTTGGTACCTATATTCTAGAAATTCGTCTACCAACACAACAGGATCTATCGATGTTGATCTTGACATTAAATTAGATGGAACTGATGAAAGCTCCGAAGAAAACTCAGCTACAGTTTCTGTTGGATTCAGCGGAACTACTGGTGAACCTGAAGCTAATGAAATTAAAGAACCAATTATCAAGGAAACAGTTTCTGAGGGTAAAAAATCAGCAAAAGCTAAAGCACCAAAGAAAGGACCTTCCAAAAAAGGGAGAAAACCAAAAAAGGATAAAGGAAACGATCTACTACTAAGCTAAATAAAAACTCCTTCAGAAAGAAGGAGTTTTTTTTGCTATTTAATTTTTTATTCCCGTTATAGAAATCTAATTTTAGGCAACTTCTAAAAAAAATACCAATGATACTAAGAACTATCAAAAACAAAGTCTTATTAAGATTCTACAAGATGTCCAGATTCTTTAAAAGAGGACACTATAACAAAACCAAGCTATCCAAGAAAGAAAGGACGCTCAAAAAAATACTAAGAGAGATCCTTGAAAATCCAGATAGCAGAATCTACTACTCTCCTGAGAGTTACCGGATATTCACTCACAATAAAGAGAAAACCTACATAATATCATTTGATGATAGGGAGGTAAGAATCACGAACCATAAATCATTTTCGAGGTTTGATATACATCCAGATTTTGGTAAATCAATCATCCGAGATGCTTTTGCTAGAATAGAATCTGATATGCAAAAGCTGGAAAGCGAAGCGGTTTCAAATGAGGATCTTTTTCTAGATGGGGTTTACGATAATTTCAAAAATCCAGAATCCGGTGAGAATGGAATTCCTGAAAAGTACTTTCAATCAATTCTAGAGGAAGCTAATTAAGTATGAGAATAGCTGTAATTGCACACGATAACAAGAAAGCTGATCTCGTTGCTTTTATTCTGAAGAGACTTGATTTTTTTAAAAAACACGAGATCGTAGCAACTGGGACCACAGGTAAGCATATAGAGCACGCCGGCATAGAGGTAACAAAAAAGCTTTCCGGTCCTAAAGGAGGAGATGCACAGATAGCAGCGGAACTTGTTGAAGGTCGAATAGATGGGGTTCTTTTTTTCATTGATCCCTTAACATCTCATCCACATGAGGTTGACGTCCAGATGTTGCTAAGACTTTGTAATGTGTGGAATATTCCAATAGCAACAAACTATTCTACGGCTAAGCTTCTAGTAGAAGCTATAATTAAAGAGAAGTAAAATGATACTGTGCTTTATATCAGATACTCATGGCCAGCACGAGAATCTTAAATTAAACCTATTCCTAGAGAAAATTCTTGGCAAATATCCTGATTCGGTTTTGATCCACTGTGGGGATATTTCAAATAGAGGCAGAGATTATGAGGTAGTGGATTTTATTTCCTGGTACGATAGTTTAGGGTTTAAAAAAAAGATACTGGTAGCAGGAAATCATGATTTTCTTTTCGAAACTAATCCTGAAAGATGTAACGAAATACTAGACGGAAAGACGATAATATATCTGAATGATTCTGGTGTAGAGATAGATGGTATTAAATTTTGGGGAAGTCCAGTAACTCCCTGGTTCTATGACTGGGCTTTTAACAGGAGAGGCGAAATTGTTGATCACTGGGATCTAATACCTTCGGATATAAATATACTCATTACACACGGTCCTCCAAAAGATATTCTTGATTACACTTTCAATGGACACAAAAATGTTGGTTGTCCAGAGCTTTCCAGAAAGATTGGGGATCTAAAGAATCTTATAGCACATTCCTTCGGTCACATCCACGAATCATTTGGAACAGATATCATAGATGGGGTTACCTATATTAACGCCTCTTTTCTGAATCTTTCCTATTATCCAGCCAACTATCCCATCATATTTGATACCGAGGAAAAAAAATCCTATATTTTTTCAGACCTAGACTGAAATCTTATTGATATTTGTTCATAGAAAAATAAAACAATAAATTTTAAATGAGAACTTTCCAAAAACCATCCGATGCTATAAAATGGACTAAGGAGCGGTTGTCTGATTGTGGGTATGTAGTTAAAACGGAAAAATGGCAGGGTATAGAAGCACCCGACGATATGTTTGAGATTATGAACCATTCTTTCCAAATGTTTATCCCACATTCTTTGGAAGAACTTATTGATGAGGTAAAACCGAATCTTGACTGGGCGGATGAGCACTTCTTTGAAAGAGTTGGGGGTCTTCCCCTTAATCCACCTCCTTCCCATGTTAACTGGCCATTTGCTCAAAAGAATAACGAGAAGTTTGGTGGGAATAGTAGATTTTCCCACACCTATCCGGAAAGGATATGGCCTAAATACGCATCAGAAGAACCCAATACCAAATTATCAGGAATACGTTTCGATTACGGAGATCTTGCTGATGTTGTTGATTTATTAGAGAAGGAGCCATTTACCAGACAGGCTTTTTTGCCCATATGGTTTCCTGAGGATACCGGAGTAACCCACGGAGAAAGAGTACCGTGTACTATAGGGTATCATTTTATGCGGAGAGGAAATTGGTTCCATATAGCTTACTTTATTAGATCATGTGATTATATAAGACACTTTAGAGATGACATATATCTAGCGATAAGAAAACTTATGTGGATATTAGATGAGCTTAAAAAGAGAAATCCGGATACATGGAACGATGTTGTTCCTGGGTATTTTTCTATGCACATAATATCTTTGCATTGCTTTAATAGCGAGAAGGGATTATTAAAATTAAGTAATAAGTAGCATGAACGAGATCTTAATGAAAGCGGTAAAAGAACTAGCTGATCAATATCAGGAAATAGTAAATTTAGCTAGAAAATATCCCAATGACGCCGAATTAGGAAAGCAGGTTAGAATTTCTATCAGAGATTATATTTCTAATAAAGAGACTGATAAAAAAGTTGAATCCCAAGATAAAAAATAGAAAATGGATCTAAAATCAAGTTATTTCAAAGAGATAAAAAAGCCAACGGACAACATGTTATCTTTTTATGAAAAAATGTTTAAAAGAAACCAATCTAAGTTTATTAGAAGATCCAGTCTAGAGGTTTCCCATTTGGGTGTCGAGTTTGATTATGACGATAAAAAAATGAAGTTACTGGGATCAATGGACGCCAATCTCATGGTAGCTGAGGATATAAATGACGGAAAATGTTATATAATACATTGTGACAGCGTTACAAACTCGGTTTTAAAAAAAGATTAGTCTTGTTAGAATTCTACATTAAAACATATAGCCCGGAGGTACACATTCAGATATGTGAGCTAATTTCTTTGACATTATCCAAGATTCTTTCGGATAAGATGGGTGATGAATCTGACGATTTTTATGGGATGTTCCTATTGAGAAGCAGCGATGAAATTTATGAGATTTTTTCTGAGTTTAGAGATATAACTTTAGAAATGCCAGAAGGAAAAGTTATCAGATAGATCTCTTATCCATATTCTTGTCGATATATAGTCCGTATCTATATCTTTTTGAAATCGGGCAATAAAACAAATTGATATATGGACGAGAATAACATAAACCAAGCGTTCTTAATGAAGCAAATATTGGACGAGCTTACCAAACTCAAGTCCAATATGCCTAATGGGGAGCTAAAGCACCTCCAAGACAGCATAGAAGATTTGAAAAGGGACCAAAAGTCCTTAAAGGATGACATATCTGATATTAAGAAAAAGCTTCTTGATCCAGAAACTGGTGTAATTGTGAAGGTTAACGAAAACACAAAATTTAGAGTGCAGGAGGAGGGAAGATATGAGGACTATTTGGAGTTCAACGCGGATCTTCAGAACCTAAAAAAATGGCAGGGCGGAATAAATAAGGCAATGTGGATAATTTTTACAGCCATTGCAGCTATTGCGCTTAAAGTTATTTTCGACGTGGGGTAAACCCCACATAAAAAAAAGATTGGACCATGGAATCAGGAAGCTTCAAAGAATTCATGGATATGCAGGACAACGAAGGTCCTTTCCTAGGGGATTTAATTTACCCCAAAGTTAAGGAGGCGATTCTAGAGAACTATGAGGAGGCTTCTTTATTTACACTGATTCCCACAGACAACAAGGAATATCCCGAGGGTATTGTTTTTACGTTAGATCGAGCTCAATTTTCAATATTTCTGGAAAATTATTTAAAGCTGTGCGAAGATGAGGAGCAGTATGAAAGATGTTTGGAAATATTGGATCTACAGGAGCTCATTACAGAATGACGTTAAGCATGAACGGGGAGGAGAAGAAAATATATGATAAGGCACTCGCAAAGTATTCCATAATTGTGAGATGCGGAGGAAATTCGATAGAAGAAATCAAAGAATGTATTAGCATATTTGAAGAATTTGAAGATTATGAAAAATGTGCCGACCTACTCGAAATATTAAAGGCTTACGAGACTAAAAAGTAGTGAGAATAGAGAAATTAAAAGGTGAAGATAATCAATAGACAGATTTTTGAGAATGCTCTGAAGAGCATGGAGGTTTATGGACTAGATGGGATGAGCTCTCCTAGAATATTAGCTAAGAGAAATATTATAAAAGATTCACTCATCAGATATTATGAATCTACCGAAGAATTCGAGAAGTGTAAGTACATAGTTGGCTTTTTCGAGGATCTAGAAAAAGAGATAGCTCTAAATAACAAAAAAGTCAAGGCTCTAAAAGCCAGAAAAAACAAATCCGATAAGGATAGTTGATGCCTAATCAGCCAGTTATTGAAACCTTTAGTTCTAAATTAGGTATAATTGTTATCAAAAACAAACAACTAATCAATGAAGTTTTCAGAATTATCGTCAGAGCAAGTATTTGAGATTTCCAAAATATATTGGGATCGAAAGATGGGATGGGACGAAAGAATGGAGGCTCTCAGTCAGTATCTAGGTAAATCCGAAAGAACTGTTCAGAAGTGGATATCAAAATTAGGTATCACAGAGAAATCCATACAAGAATCCCCTCAGCTAATTAGAGCAAAGGAAAAAAAATTCAATAAGAGAAAAAGAAGATTCATTGTAACTTGGGCTCAAAATGATACCCCAGTTCATGATAACTTTATTCTTAATATAGAGACATACGCTAATCATATTAACGCTGACATTCACGTCATAGCAGGAAGATATAAAAATCCAACATCAGTTTTTACTGATAAAAAATACGAGCAGTGGCCGGATAGGATTATAAAGTATTTAGATGCAAACAGACACGAGATCCATAAATATATGTGGATAATGTCCGATGTTAAAATACAGCCTACTGCGGTTGATCCTATGACTGGGCTTCAGGGTATGACCGGGATAAATTCATGTATATTCGGATCACCCAAGGTTCAGATGGAAACAATTCCAGTGCTTGAAGGAAATCTACCCAAGATTATGATGACTACCGGCGCATGCACGGTGAAAAATTATACAGATTCAAAATCGGGTAAAAAAGGAGAATTCCATCACACATTGGGATTTGTCGTAGTTGAAATTAAAGATGATGAAACATTTTTTGCCCGACAGGTAACAGCAAATGAAGCTGGTGATTTTACCGACCTTTACTACAGGGTAGAATATGATCCGGACTCAGATCAAAGCACAGTAAAAACAATAGATAGAGTCTCTGCAATTATCCTGGGAGATGTCCATTATGGACAACATGACCAGGAGGTTCTTGATAATACTCTGGGAATGTTTAAAAACATCAAGCCTGATTATGTGGTACTTCATGATGTTTTCGATGGTCTTTCTATAAATCATCACGAATCCAATGATCCTTTCGTTCAGTATCATCGTGAGATAGAAGGCACTAATTCTCTTAGAAATGAGATAGATGCCATGCTAAATGGTCTGGAGGAGTTCAGAAACTATAAAACAGTTATAGTAAGAAGTAACCATGATGATTTCTTAGATCGATGGTTAAAGAACACCGACTGGAGAAAGGCAACTACAATGAAGAATTCCATAGAATACATGGAGTTTAGTACGTTGCTTCTTAAAGGGGAAGCACCAAATGGGATCATTCCGTACCTCATAAAGCAAAAATTCCCAGATTTTATTACTCTAGGAAGAAGCGACAGTTTTGTTATAAAAGACTGGGAGTTGGGACAGCACGGTGATATTGGTTCAAATGGAGCCAGAGGTTCTCTTTTACAATTCAGAAAATTGAATAGAAAATTAGTGGTAGGACATTATCATTCACCAGGAAGAAAGGACGGAGCACTTGCTGTTGGTACCTCTACTAAACTAAGACCTAGCGGATGGCTACATTCACATGTGATTATACATGATGATGGTAAGGCACAGCACATAAACTTCATAAAGGGTGGATTTACCACTCTAAAGAATTAATATAGGGTCCAGGTAGACATGCTAATTTGGATATATAATTTAAAAAAATCTAAATTATGATAATCTACAAAACTACCAATTTGATAAACGGGAAGATATACATAGGGCAAGACACCAATAACGATCCGAATTATATGGGTTCAGGAAAAATAATTAAGGAAGCAATTAAAAAATACGGAAAGTCTAGCTTTGTTAAGGAAATTCTGGAAGAATGTAAAACTATAGATCAACTGAACGAGAGGGAGATTTATTGGATCTCTTTATTTAATTCAACCGATAATAAGATAGGCTATAATATACTAAGGGGTGGTCTGGGATCTAAAGGATTTAAACAATCACCTGATGTTATAGAAAAGATAAGAGAAAATAGCAATTCCGATAAATTTAAGGAAATTATGTCTTCTCCAGAAGTTTCTTCTAGGATATCTGAGGGACAATTAAAATCGGAAAAAAAGAAGGAGTTACATTCTTCTGAGGAATACAGAGAAAAAATGAGCAAAGCTCTTAAGGGTAGGACTTTTACCGACGAGCAGAGAAAAAAAATATCAGAAAGCCTGAAGGGAAAGAAAAAAACCGAGGAACACATAAAAAATCTATCGGATTCTCTGAAAAACAGCGAAAAAATAAAAGGAGAAAAAAACCCATTCTATGGAATGAAACATTCTGAGGAAACAAAGGATAAAATAAGAAAATCAATCCAAAGTAAAAATAATGATAGAAAAAAATAATCCACCTCTTCTTCGCGAGCTAAAGTTTATTGCTGGCGTTGATGAGGTGGGCTGAAGGCCGAGGATGTCTTTCTGGTCCAGTGGTAGCTGCTGCTGTGATACTACCCGATGGATTTTACGATCCGAGAATTAAAGACAGCAAATTAATTAAAAGTCAAAAGAAAAGAGAGGAAGTAGAACTAATCATAAAGGAGAATGCAATATCATGGGGAATAGGAGCTAGTTCACCTCAAGAGATTGATCAGATGAATATACTTCAGGCAACATTCTTGGCTATGAAAAGAGCCATAGATTCTTGCTCAAAAAAGCCCGATTTTCTATATGTGGACGGAGATAAATTCCCAGGACATAACGGAATTCCCTACGAGTGTGTCATAAAGGGTGATTCCAAGATACATTCAATTTCAGCAGCATCTATTCTGGCTAAGGTACACCGGGATAAGCTTATGAGACAGATAGGAATTGAATATCCAGCATATAAATGGGAAACCAATGTTGGGTACGGTACTGCTGACCACATTAATGAGATAAGAAGATCTGGATTAACAAAGCACCACAGAAAAACTTTTTGTTTAAATTTTATAAAATGAATACTATGGAATCGCAAGAAATCAACCAACCTATGTCAGAATCGGAAGAAATGAAAATCCTTGGTATAGAGGAATTCGATAGAGCCGAGTGGGTTTTCCAATTTGATGATGAGGAACCTATTGTTATTGCTTGGAGCAATAGTAAAGAAGAGCCAGGCGAATTATCTTTTATTCTTAAGGCTAATAGCGAGAGCAATCTAACTTTTAGATCTGCTAATGGATCTAAGAAAATGCAAATATTTGCCCGAAGAATGCCGGATGAAAGAAGAGCTGAACTAGATGAACTTAGCAGGATAGAGGAAGAAAATATAGAAAAGATAAACCAAACCGAGGTTAAAGAATAATTATTATGAATAAAACTAAATTCGATTTCGATGATATCCTGATTCAACCTTCTATAGTTAGCGATATATCTTCTCGTAGTGAGGTTACCGTTACATATAATGATGGGTACCTCCCTCTATTTACTGCTCCTATGGATACTGTAGTTAGCGAGAATAATATTGAACTTTTTCAGGCTAAAGGGATAAGAGTTGTGAAGCCAAGAACCCTGAATACACCATACAGTGGTTATGGAACGGATTTCAATGAATTCATTTCTCTTGGTTTAGACGAATTCATTAAAATTTATCTAGGTAAAAAAAAGAATGAATATGATGACCAGATGTTTATTCTCATCGACATTGCAAATGGGCATATGAGAAAGCTTATTGATTCTGTTAAGAAAGCTAAAGAAACATACGGTGATTCTTTAATTCTCATGGTGGGTAATATAGCCAATCCTAAGACATACTCCGATCTTTCCGAAGCAGGAGCTGATTTTGTAAGAGTTGGGATAGGAAACGGCGGAGGTTGCTTAACGACGGTTCAAACTGGAGTTGGCTATCCTATGGCATCTTTAATTAAAGAATGTTACATCGAAAGCTGTTTGATGAATACCCCCGCGAAGATTGTTGCTGATGGCGGATTTAAAAGCTATTCTGATATTATAAAAGCTCTTGGACTAGGAGCAGATTATGTTATGCTTGGTTCAATATTGAATAAAGCTTTGGAGAGCGCAGGTGACACATACTTAGCTAATACTAAAGGTGAGGGATGGACTGAGCCGGGTGAAAGGATCAATCAATATGCTGCTGAGACAGAGAATCTGTTCAAGTACGGTACTAAGATGTTTAAGAAGTTTAGAGGGATGAGTACCAAGGAGGCTCAGAAGGCTATGGGTAAGACAGAGTTGAAAACTAGCGAAGGAGTTAGTCGAATGCAACCAGTAGAATACACATTAGAAGGATGGACTGAAAACTTTAGAAGCTACCTTTCCTCCGCAATGAGCTATTCCGATGCAGCCGATCTTAAGAGCTTTATAGGTCTTGCTAAGTTCAACTACGTAACTCCAAATTCTTTAAACAGATATAAAAAATGAGAAAGGGAGATTTCTGCTTACTTAATTCGGAGGGATGCCTATTGTACTGCAAGAGGCATAATGAATATGTAACTAAAAACTCTGAAGAGGAAATATGTCACCATGTGTTTGTTATCTACGATATGGAAGACTGTATAGTTGATATTTTAGATTCCGATAAAATGAAGGAATTCATCCACGGTGATTTGGAACTACATGGCCAATTAAAAAGCTACAAATATTCAGAATTTCCGGGGAGCATGAAACCAGACCTTAGAAGCCTGGATGAATTTATAGGTATAGATACTACGGGAAAAATATATTAAAATTTTTTTGGTATATAAAGCAAAAAAAAAATTTTAATGAAATCTAGCTATTATTTAAACATAGATCTCGTATCGAAAAGAAAATTTACTCAGGAGGATTTAGAAAAAATAAAAAATTCTCTGGAGCTAAATGAGGATTTCTTCGATCTTTGCTCCATACTTGCAGAATCTATATCAATGAACTTTAGCAGCCACATAGAAATATATGTGGAGGATGCAGAATTCGATTCCGATAAATTAAATGAGGTTGAGGAATTCGTAAATATTCTCGATTCGACTATATCAGGTGGATGGGGTAACGATTCTAAAATAGAGTGGACATCCGAATATCCAAATGTCTCTTATTTGTGGTTTAAGAATGACGATTCTTGGGATCTGGTAACAAAGGATCATGATAGAGGCGTATGGGGTGAGGAGGAAGAATGGGATTCCAAAGATTCCGGTTATGGATACGGTGGAGATTTAGATCCCGATGATAATTGGTAAATACGGAACATTCTAGAAAATCAAATATATAATAACTGAGGAAAGAGCCTTTAGCACTTATCGTCTCGGGTCATTTGGCCTTAGAGTTGTTTTAAAAGAGCAACGAAGAGATATTAAAAAAACAAAAGGTAATATGAAAAAAAGCAGATCGGGAGTGGATATCTCCCAAAGACCCCAAGCATGGATCGCCGTATCCAACAACAGGCAAAAACTCTACGGCGAAGATCAGGATAAGATCTATTTGGAAGATGGACAAGAATTCCAAATAGAATTATACAATCCAACATCAACCACTTATCTTTCTAAGATTTACATCAACGGGAAACTAATGTCTAGTTCTGGATTGGTTTTAAAACCAGGACAGAGGTATTTTCTAGACAGACACATAGATGTAAAGAAGAAGTTAGTTTTCTCAACTTATGATGTTGAGAACAGCGAGGAGGTGAAAAAGGCAATTGAAAAAAATGGTCTAGTTAAGGTTGAATTTTACGCCGAGACAACACCTAACGATTGGCATGGGCAAAAAATAACTTGGGACACATACACATCGTATCCAACTTATACTTCGCCAACTTATAATCCACCAACTTATAATCCTACGATAACTTTTGGTGGATCCACAATTAACACTCTTTTCACGACAACGAATACCTCAAATCAGATAGTAGGAAATTCTAGCTACACAACTAATCTAGTTAATTGCTCAGCAGCTGGATCTTTATCCACTACATCTATTTTATCCACTACACCTATTGAAACAGGAAGAGTAGAGGAAGGAAGTAAATCGGACCAGAATTTTGGAAAAGATAATGGTACGTATTCAATCTTTAAATCTTATGAATCTGAGTATCAGATTCTACCAAGATCTACTAAACCTGTAGAGATCAGCGAGATTAGAGAGTACTGCACTGAGTGTGGAACAAGAATAAAGAAAAAAAGCTGGAAATTCTGCCCATCTTGCGGCGGAAATCTAGAATAAATTAAATTGCGGGGCTCTTTCCTTTTTTATAGAGAACTATTCTCAAAATCCGCATATAATTAAAAAAGATCTAGGTGAAAGTATTTTTTATTGTACCACATTTGTCTACCGGAGGAATGCCGGAATACCTAAAGAACAAGATAGAAAAAATTAAGGACTCCTGCGATATCTGGGTTTTAGAAAAATCACATGAGAGAACTTATAATACCATCCGAAAAAGAATAGAATCATTAATAGGCGAGGATCGAATTGTAACATGGGGGGTTAAGAAAAAGATGATTCTTGACATGATAGAAACTATCAAGCCCGATGTAATACATTTCGAAGAACCCTGTGAACACTTCCTAT